AGATAACTTCATCCAACGGTATGCCAGGGTTCTCATCCGCCACCGCAGGCTAACAGAAGGGACGAAATAGTGGAGACCAACCTGAAAATCGACATCACCGTCGCCGACATCTGCGATGGTGGACATGAACTCAGGATGCAATGCAAAAAAGTTCTGAACTGACCCACTGCTCCCTGTAGAGCCAAACTTGACATAGGTCACCCACCCAAGGGATAATAAGGCAGGTCCTTAGAATCACAGCCGAAATGACGTCAAGGAAGCCAATTGCCCATGGAAAGCAAGTCGCTGAACCACAGCCTGGGCGCCGCGAAGGCGGCCAAGCAGGACGAGTTCTACACCCAGTACATCGACATTCAGAAAGAGATCGAGGCTTACCTTGAGTTCGACCCCGACACATTCCGCAACAAGGTGGTCTACTGCAACTGTGACGACCCCTTCGAGAGCAACTTTTTCAAGTATTTCGCCGCCAACTTCAACAAACTCGGCCTCAAAAAGCTTGTCTCTACCAGCTACGACGGCTCACCTATCGCCGGCCAAGCTACCTTATTCCCGGAATACAACGAGGGGAATGGCCAACGTCAGAAGCCAAAGGCTCTCGCCGTCATCCTCGACTGTGTGAAAGACGAGGACGGTGACGGCGCGGCGAACATAGACGACGTCAAACTCTTTATCAAGCGCAACAAGGCTGCCAGAATTGCATTGAAAGCAGACGAGGAATACCCCGGTGGCGACTTCCGCAGCCAGGAGTGTGTCGAGTTCCTGAAAGACGCGGATATTGTAGTCACCAACCCGCCATTCTCCCTCTTCCGCCATTACGTCGCCCAACTCGTGGAGCACGGGAAGAAGTTCCTTATCATCGGAAACACCAATTCGATCACCTACAAGGAGGTCTTTCCGCTCATCAAGGACAATAAGATGTGGCTAGGCTGCACAAACTTCAACGTCGGAATGTTTTTCGAGGTGCCTGCTCACTGGGAGCGCTTTCACCACGTCAACCAAGAAACGGGCAGAAAGATTGCGCGTGTTTCCACCTCGTGCTGGTACACTAATCTCGACCATGGCCGCCGCCACCAGCCTTTGCAACTGATGACCATGGCGGACAATTTGAAGTTCAGCAAGCACAAGGAGCTGCGGGGCAAGGCGGCGTATGAACGCTACGACAACTACGACGCCATCGAAGTGCCATACACTGACGCGATCCCCAGCGACTATGATGGCGTTATGGGCGTCCCCATCACCTTTCTCGACAAGTACAACCCTGACCAGTTTGAGATCGTTGGCGGCAGCACCGACGGATATTCGGCTGCGGCGATGGGGGTTAAGCCGCTCGGGCCTGAATATGTCGGCAACGTCGGTCGTACCAAACTGGGTATCGCAAGCACCAAAAGAGCCGTGTACAAGCGCATCCTCATCCGCCGCCGCACCGAGCCCACAAAAGGAGCGACAAAGTGAAGACCACGCTGAGAACCGATATCACCGTCGCCGACATTTGCGCCGGGTTTGTGTACAACCAATAAACAGTTGGGGATAGATGCAAAAACAAAGGCGCACAGCGGAACTACTTCTGCCTGTGCGCCCGTGTTTGGTGAACTGACCAAGACGCATTGCGCGCACTCGGCATGGAGCCATTGTCGTCAGTTCATAGCTCTGCTAGGTAGTTCGAGCCACCTAGCCAAAATCTGGCCGAATGAGATATCATCAGCCTCACACATGGTGATGATACCTCACTTCGGCCATAAAATCAATCCTCCCGCTCGTCTGCAACGCGGCAGAGACACCATATAAATAGGCCGACAACTAGATATACGATTATTGCTGCAAAAAGCATATGCCTCTCCAAAAAGCCCTGACGGATTCGCCAGGGCTTTTGTTCTATTTGCCGAGTATCGCCCTGACCTGTTCGCTGAACGCTGTCCACGGGAAGCGTTCCGGGTCGGTTTTGCGGCCCTTGGGTGTGGCAACAGCCGCGTGAGACTGGATGCAATTATCCTCCAGCCGTAGCCCGTAACGGTCTATCAGCCATGCACACAAATGCGCAACGGCGCGAATTTGATCGTCAGTCCACGCCTCGCCAGGCTTATGCTCCTGCTCGATGCCGATCGATATATTGTTGATATTAGTGTGTCCGCGCCACTCGCTCGTGCCCGCGTGCCACGTGTAAAATTGCGATAGCTGTGGATTGAGCTTGTAAATAATGCCGCCCTTAGATATGTAAAAATCGGCCGACACGTGCGAATCACTGCGAGTCAACCAACTCAGGTCTCCGGCCCGCGATCCGCCTGAGTGATGCAGCACAATCAGCTTCGGCAGCGATGTTCGCTTGCCTAGATTCGCCGCCGATCGATATATAAATACAGGTTGCTTTACTGGCATAATTACCTCGAACAAAATGCAAGCCCGCACCGGATCGACTCCAGTGCGGGCCAATGAGTTAAGCGGCGGCCGTTGCCTTGTGCGCAAACTCGCCGACGTTGTTTTTGACCTCGACGATCAGGTCGATGAGTTTCGCTGAGATCGAGAGGATAGCATCGCTCGGGATGTCGATTCCGACGAGCAGCTCCCCAGTCTCCATTAGAAGTGACAGAACACTGAGCACGGAGCTTTTTTTTTGCTCGCCGGTGTATGTCGACGAGTGCTCCAGTTCCTCGACAAGCCCCGTGATAGCTGCATACAGTGCGGGCACAATTTTGATCAAACCGGCCCATTGAGTGATACTGATTTTTGCCATTTGATGACAACCTTTCCGCCGGGATCACCGGCTTGCCGTACATAAAATTAGCCCCCGGCACGATTGCCGCGGGCTTGCGATCCCTACCCATATTTTTCAGAGGCTCAGCGCTGGCACTTGCTGATGATCTTCTCCATGAACACCGTCTGCTGACGATACAGGTCCAGTAGTTCCTTTTGCTCGCTTATGCGCTGTTCTTGGATGTCCCGCACTAACTCTGTGAAATCCTCAGCTACACTTTTCGAGCTCGTGGCCATTTCACCCATCAATTTCATTGTCTCAACGCGCTCATCCTGATGGGTTTTGGAATATGCTCGCTGGCTGTTGAGAAACAAAATGACAACGACAATAACTGCGAGCGCCGCCGGAATTGATGTCAGTGCAGGGTTTGATAGCAAGTCGATCATTTGCGCGGTCTCCAATGCAACCGGGAGGTTTCTTATTTACCAACTCTACAAAAACTAGCTTTTGCAAACGGAACTTTACGGCAATGTTGTTTCCCGAAAGTATATCAATATACAGTAGGCTGAATTAGCCCTAGTGAACACGTATTGCCTACGCCAGATTCTAGCCAGATTCCTACACGTGAGCGTATGTCTGAGCTTGATTTAACTTTACCTGCTGTCCCAGAGAGTTCTACATATTGCCCTAAGACGGCAGTCTGACCCGCAAGGACAAACATTGGGGCAATACCCGCAACTACAACCCAGGTAAATTGAGCATCAGCTACGCCACTCTCCCAGACAAATCCTAGTGGACTGTAGTTACTCCCAAGTTCAAAACTCATGTCGTAAGTTGTGGAGGCGACTACCATTGTTCCTCTAATACTGCTGGCGCCAGTTTTATTTACAAGTCTCACTGCAAACCCCCCCTCGGGAGTTATCATAAAGTTTGCGCCTGAGATTGGTGAGACGCTGTCTGCAGCAACAATCGGATCGTTAAACGTTTTCGTCCCAGCAATACTCTGATCGCCGGTGAGTTTGACGTTATTGCCGTCATCTGTCAGCAATCTGCACTTAAATGCACCTGCGCCACCATCGAGCGTCGAATCGTATTCGATCCACCACACTGAATATGCCTGGATGGCTCCGGCGGCGGACAACTGCACTCCAGACGCATTTAGCAGTTTTTTTGCGCCTTTTCCATTGATATTGAGTGTAGCCGCACCCGTGTTGGCGTACCGAGCAATGAACTGCAAGCGCATTCCATTATAATAAGATTGAAATGGCATATTAGTCGTATATGCCTTTGTAGATGTGTTTGATTGTACAGCAATTCCATGAGCAGCGCAGTCCTCTAAATCCTGCAGCGCCCCTGTGATTGCCTCCAAACTGACCAAATCAGTCGACGCAGGCAGCGTTATTATTTTGTTGTCACCAATCGTTGACATAATCCCTCCATAGTTTTAGGCTGGCCCATATATGTAGTAGTAGGTAAGTTGTTGCCATTGCAGACCCAGAGCTTCAAGTGCCGCCCACGTATAATTAAACTCCTCTAGCTCAGCCCACGTGATATAACCAATCCACCGGCTGCGCATATTTCCCAACACTGCGCTGATTGCCACGGCCCGCTCAAATTGCTCAGAGGTAAATGGCACATGTATAAACACAAAGAACGTGTATGGTTCGCCTGGCGGATCGCGCTCCCACCATTCGACAATGTCAAAATCGTCTGAGTCAAAAACGTATTCCAGAGCTCGCTGCATTCCAGCGCGAGTCCCGGCGATTCGGTGGTCTTCGATTGCCGTTCTGACCCTATCTCGTTTTGCATCGAGCGTCGATGCCGAATCATAAAAATCGACGTGAAACTGCCACGCCAGCAAATCGACAATTCGCTCCGGCAGGTTATCGAGATTTGGCATTAGTGGCAGCGCGTTTAATATATCGTGCGCTATTGCGTTCAAGTGGATCTCTGCGCCCTCGGCAATTGCGCTGATATTCTCGTCTTCCGCGAGGTTGTCCGGCAGTATGCTGACCAATTGTATGCTCGGATAGTCCATTTATTCAGCCTCTATCCCCGAGTATGTAATATCAGCTTCGCCACTCAACTGCGCAACCTCTGTATCATCAAGCTCGACATACACAGGCGCGGTAATGTCCACTCGTTTTGCACCGGCATTCATCACCAGAGATTCGAGTTTGCTGGGGTTGATGTCCCTGCCAATTTTGCCACTTTGCCATGCAATGTAGCTGTCAACGGCATCGGCAACAGCTTCTTGGATGTTGGTGGACTCCGCCTCGTCATCGTCGACTATCCAATATTCAATCGCAATCGTATAATCAACGCCGGTCGGAGCCTTGACTGTGACATTGTCCGTAAGTGGACGCACGGCATCATCGTTCAAAACGGCGTCGACCGAATTTAGCAGATCAACATCGGGCAGTTGCCCGCCTGTTTTGAGCACATATACATCGATTGCGCCCGGAGAAGGCGACAACACACTCACGTCAGATACTAACGCGCTCGCTGATTTTGCCCAAAACTTATAAGCGTCCCTTGGGCCCGCGCAACTAAATGACGATGGCGCCAGCCGGATCCTTTCGCGAAGGTGCTCGTCGTCTTCTTCATCACTGCCATTAGCGGTTGTTGATGTATTAACAGCCGATGCGACGCCCGCCACGACATCTACTATAGTGGCCACCTCACCAACGCCAAACCCGTTACCCTCTATACCTGTGGTCAAGCATGTCGCGTCGACAGAGCCGGTTACAGCCTCGTCAGATATGACCAAGTCATAATCAGTAGCCCAATAAAGCGTTGTCCCGCCCTTGCTCACTCTGGTTCCGGCAGGAATTGTCAGGGAGTTTCCAGCCCCGGGAGCTGCCGAAAGGGTGAACTCCAGAGTGCATGTGCTGGATACAGCGCCCAACCGCGTTACTCCGACAACATCCCCGAGCGCATCAAGAAATTCGGAGCGAGCATACCTCAGCATTACGTTCCGTGCCGAGTCGTCTAATATAAATCGCTCTTGCACGGTAGCAGCAGCAATTGCAGAGATAAACAGTCGTATAGGGTCTCCCTGCGCGAGAGTCCGGCCTGTTGTGGTTTCGTAGAGCGTGACCAGGTCAGTCATAATCTCGTTTGGGTCATAGCTGGCAAACGATATTTCAGGTATTATTGCAGTATTCATGTCGTCAAAATCCTTATCCTGACCGCCGGTTGTAACCGACCTGTCATCGCGTCAGAATCAGCAAATGTTACACCCAAGACTTGAGCCCTTGGCTCATATTTAGCGACAGTCTCTATGATGTCTGCCTGCAGCGCAGCCTTGGCCCTGTTGATGGGCATATCAACGATTTTGGAGTCAACTCCGAATTTCCTATCCAGTGGCACTGTGCCTCTGACTGTGCCCAAGATGGTCCTGACGTTTTGGATTATCTCCTCGACCTCGCTTGATGGGTCAAAATCCACGGGAGCAGCTCCGGCAACTAAGTAAGTGTTCATGCTACTTTAACCCTCCTGATCCCGTTTTTAGGAAGCATGCCTGACCGAGCGGCAGAGGCACTCGGCGACGGCGCGAGCTTTAGCGACACGGATACTCTACTTTGTAGCAGGTTGCCTTGTCCGTCGGTAGATATGCGCTCTTCGGAGCAGCTTTCGCAAATGTAAACAGATCCCGCTCCACCGATAGTCTCCTGGCCTATTATTAGCGGAAACCGGCTGCCGTTTTTGCAGTAGTCAGATACTGTATCGAATATCTGTCGTGGGTTTACGTTGAGATCGGCTCTTAGGCTCAGATCGAACGAAATAGTATCCGATCCCGGAGCTATCCACTCAATAATCGCCTGGTGTCCGCCAATGCTGTGCTCCTCGATGTTCGCGCTCACACTTCTGCTAAATCCATCGAATGTAACAACCTTATCAGCAGATACATCAAATATTATGTTGCCCCAACTTCCAAGCATTGTTTACGCCTCTATAAAATGAGCGGCCGTCACAGTGCCGCTTACTATTACATTGCCGGTGATGTTCACCGCGCCGGTTATACTCATTCCGCCGCCGGCATTTATTGTCACTGTGGCGGACTCGCCTTCCAACACAACCGATCCGGCCCCGAACCTTATAGCTCGCATCCCGGTAACGCCAGGCTGCTGGCTGTCGCTCGGAATCGCCCCAACGCAAAAGCCTTCCTCTTCGCCGTTTGGCAGGTGACAAACCAAAACCTGATCGCCGATATTTGGCAGATCATACGTGGCGTATTCTCCGACCCCACGCTGTAAAACAGGCAGCCAGTTAGTTACGTATGTAGACGGCAGATCGTCGTATTTGACTCTCACTGCGCATTTGCTGGCGTCCAATGCCGTAACAATTCCAACTTTCAAAGTGTCTATCATATCTACTCCGTGCTGTAAACGCCAGCAAATG